ATTATTTGATTAATAACATCGCTGAACTTCGTAAAGATTGTATTGCTCTTATTTCTCCTGATAGAGCAACAGTTATCAATAACATTGGTTCAGAAGCTACTAGTCTTAAGAACTGGAGAGGAGCTCTTGTAAGTTCTTCTTATGCTGTTATGGATTCTGGATATAAGTATCAGTACGATCGTTATAATGATCTATATCGTTGGGTTCCTTTGAACGGTGATATCGCAGGTACATGCGTGCGCACTGATCAGACTAATGATGCTTGGTGGTCACCTGCTGGTTACAACCGTGGTAACATTAAGAATGTTATCAAGCTGGCATATAATCCAAATAAACCTGCTCGTGATATTCTTTATCCAAACGGTGTCAACCCAGTTGTTACTCAGCCAGGACAGGGTACTGTTTTGTTCGGCGATAAGACTCTTCAAACTAAACCATCAGCATTCGATAGAATCAATGTTCGTCGTCTGTTTATCGTTCTTGAGAAGGCTATCTCGACTGCTGCTAAGTATTCACTGTTCGAGTTCAACGACTCGTTTACTCGTGCTCAATTCCGTAATCTGATTATTCCATATCTGAGAACGGTTCAGGGTCGTCGTGGTATTACTGACTTTAAAGTAGTGTGTGACGAAACAAACAATACACCACAGATTATTGATAGTAATCAGTTTGTCGGCGATATCTATATCAAGCCAGCTAGAAGCATTAACTTTATCCAGCTTAACTTCGTTGCTGTTCCATCTGGGGTTCAGTTCTCTGAAGTTGTTGGCAAGTTTTAATAAATAAAAGAAAAAACGCTCAGAGGAGTAAAGTTAAATGGCTTTTAATATCGCTCAGTTTAAAACAAATGGTCTGGTATACGGTGGTGCCAGACCATCCTTATTCGAAGTAATCTTTTCGGTTCCTTTGAACATCGGACTTAATCCAGTATCGGCTGACAAGGCTCGCTTTGTCTGTCGTGCTGCTGAACTTCCAGAATCAACTGTTTCTTCGATTGATATTCCTTATTTCGGTCGTAAGATTAAGGTTGCTGGTGAAAGAACATTCGCTGATTGGTCAGTGACTATTATGAACGACGAAGATTTCGCTGTTCGTTCTATGTTTGAGGCTTGGTCAAATGCTCTTAACCGTATGGTTGCTAACGTCCGTGATCCTGGAACTGCCGGAGAACTATATAAAACTGACTTCGAGATTGTTCAATTTGGTGTAGATGGTGTTCCTATTAGATCTTATGGTCTCGTTGGAGCTTTCCCAACTCAGGTTAGTGGTATCGGAGTTGATTGGAATTCTGGTAACAACATTGAAGAATTCACTGTAAACTTCGCATATGATTATTGGGTTCCTTTGCTTGAAGTTTCAGACCGTGTTGCTGGTGGTGTAAATCCATATGGTGATCGTGCCGTACTTGACAATACACCAGGTTAATAAATATATTGTAATGATGACGGAGGAAGCCATAAACTTCCTCCACTTATGAAGGAAAATACATGGCAACTTTTTTCGGCTTCGAATTCAAAAAGAAAGAACAGGAACCAGATCTCCCGTCGTTTGCTCCACCAAAGGATAGCGAGGACGGTGCTGTAGTCGTATCTGCAGGTGGTTCTTTTGGTACGTATGTTGACTTAGATGGTACAGTTAGATCTGAAGCTGAGTTAGTTACAAAGTATCGTGAAATGTCATTGCAGCCAGAGTGTGATGCTGCTATTGACGAAATTGTAAATGAATCTATTGCTATTGAAGAAGATAATCTTATTTCTATCAATCTTGATGATCTTAAAGTAAACGATAGCATCAAGAAAGCCATCACTCAAGAATTCAATTACTGCTGCGATTTGTTAGAGTTCAATCGTTTTGCCTACGAAATATTTCGTCGTTGGTATATCGATGGTAGACTTTATTATCACGTTGTTATTGATGAGAATAATCCAAGAGCAGGTATTCAAGAATTAAGATATATTGACCCACGTAAAATTCGTAAGGTCAGAGAAGTTATGAAGAAGCGTATCCAAGGTAATAATCCTGGTGACGCCACTATTACTAAAACTGTTAATGAATATTATATTTTCAATGATAAGGGTTTCAATTTTGGCAACAAGACCACTGGCCCTACGACTACTGGTTTGAAGATTGCTAAAGATTCTATTCTTCATATTGTGTCTGGTCTTACAGACAATCAAGGCACAATGGTATTATCATATCTCCATAAGGCGATTAAACCACTAAATCAGTTGCGCACCCTTGAAGACGCTTTAGTGATTTATCGCCTTGCGCGTGCACCTGAACGTCGTATTTGGTATATTGACGTTGGTAATCTGCCTAAGATGAAAGCAGAGCAGTACGTTCGTGATATTATGGTTAAGCATAAAAACAGATTAATATATGACGCACAAACTGGCGATATCAGAGATGATCGTAAGTTTATGACTATGTTAGAAGATTACTGGCTACCCCGTCGCGAAGGGGGAAGAGGGACTGAGGTTACTACTCTTCCAGGTGGCCAGACATTGGGTCAGATGGATGACGTTCTTTATTTCCAAAAGAAATTCCTCCAGACGCTCAACGTCCCCGTTTCGAGATTAAACTCTGACGCTTTGTTTTCCGTTGGTAGAGCAACTGAAATTACACGTGACGAATTGAAGTTCGTTAAGTTTGTTGTTCGCCTTCGACAGCGTTTTTCTCAGATGTTCACTAAGTTGCTTGAGAAGCAGTTGGTGCTTAAAGGCATTACAACTGTTGAAGACTGGCAAGCCATTCAGAACAAGATTAAGTTTGATTTTGCTAAGGATAACTATTTTGCTGAATTGAAAGACGCTGAGATTAATCAGGGTCGTATTGCTCTTGCTCAGCAGTATCAGCCTATCGCTGGTCAATATTATTCGCATGAGTGGATTCGTAAGAATGTTCTTAAGCAGACTGATGAGGATATTAAAGTTGAAGATGCTCAGATGGTTGTTGAGGCTAAGACTGAAGAACCACGTTGGGTCAACCCAACTATTCTACAGATACAGCAGATGGTAGAAGCCGAACAACAAAATCAAGCAGCTATGCAGCAGCAAGCAGATCAACAAGCTCAGGCTGATCAGCAAAATCAACTTGCACAACAGCAAGGTATAGATCCAAATCAACAACCACAAGATCCTAATCAGAATCAAGATCTACAGCAGAAACTTGCAGAGTTGCAACAAGCTGAAATGTTTGTTAAGCAAATGAGAGAAAAAGGCGCTGCTAATAGAACTATGCAGCAAGAAGCTCAGTATAAATCTGCAGTTCAGAAAATTAGAGCTAATAAAGCAATTATAAATCAATATGCAGTTGCACAGAACCAACAGGCTCAGCAGCAACCGCCTCAACAAGCACAATAAAGGTGACATATGGCAGATAATAAATATGATTTAGAAGATCTAGTTGTGGCTGCAGCCGAGTCTAAGCCTCACGATTTTGAGTCCGCTTTTGATGATATTATCACTGGTAGAATCAGAGCCGCTGTTGAAGACAAGAAAGTTCAGATAGCACAACAACTCTATAACTATAAGCCTGGTGAGTTCATTCCTGAACCTGAAGGCGATACAAATACAGAGGAACCAGTAAATGGCGAAGAAACCGCTTAGAGATATTAGTCCAAAAGGCGATAAGAAGCTTCTTAGCGATAAGCTGAAGGGCGTAAATAAGAGCGAGATAGAGCCTACTGATCTTGATGCTTTTCTTATGGATCCAGAACATATGTCTGGTACTAAAGATTTTCTAAAGAAATATGCTAAGAAACAAGTTCACGCTGATCGTGTTGGTAACGTAGGCGAACCTTATTCTACATCTAAGAGTCAAGCAAAATACCCAAGAACAAATGACGAGATGTATGAAGACACTTCATGCACGTGTGATCAAGGCGAGGATTCTTGTAAAGTTCACGGAAAACATGCCAAGGCTAAAAAAAAGTTACTCCTGGGCGGTAAGAAAAATATGAAAGAGCACGCCGAGCTCTCTGGTCTTGATGCAATGCCAGGTGCTGCACCTGCAGGAATGGTAAGACATGCAGAGAACACTTGGAAAACTGCTGAGAACTATTTTGATAAACCACCAACTCAGTTGACTGGTGAAGGTAAGCCATTCTTATCAAAACTCGGTAGCGAGATTAAGAATATTCAAAAAGAAGCTGTTGAGAATCTTGATGAGAAAAACTGGATCAAGGGAGCTATTAAGCATCCTGGTGCTCTTCATAAAGAGCTTGGTGTTCCAGAAGGTGAAAAGATTCCAGCTGCTAAGTTGAATGCTGCTGCTAAGAAGGGCGGTAAAGAAGGCATGCGTGCTCGTCTTGCACAGACATTAAAGAAAATGCATGAAGATGCTCCTCCTTCAAAAAATTCAGAAGAGTGGATTAAGAAAAATAAATCAAGATTCACTAAAGAATATGGTAAGAAAAAAGGCGAAGGTATTCTTTATGGTAAGGCATGGAATGATTACAATGCCAAGCATGAAGAAACTCAAACTGATTACACTAACACCAAGAATGGTCAGACTAAGCCACAATTACCAAGTGGTCGTAACTTAGATACAGGAAACCTATAATGATTATCAAACCATTAGGTAACGAAGTAGCTATTGATACTGCAAACAACGTAGGAAACGCTAATCTTATTAGAGTTATTAATGTTGCTGCTCCTACAGTTATGACATTGCAGTATGCAAATGGATTGAATTATGCTACTATAACCATTCAGAATAATGCTCCTGTTATTGTTCAAAAAAGAACAGGCGATCTCGTAACAGGCACAGGTCTAAAAGCTGCACCAGTAGCTTATAAGGGATAATAAAATGAAACTGATTACCGAACTTGTAGAAGAAGTTGAGTATGTCACTGAAGCCTGTGAGGACGGTGGCGAGAAAAAACACTATATACATGGTATATTTCTACAAGGAAATAAGAAGAACCGTAACGGACGTATCTATCCTGTCAAGATTCTTGATAAGGAAGTAAAGCGTTATATGAAAGAAGTCATCAAGCCAAAGCGTGGTTATGGTGAACTCGGACATCCTGCTGGTCCTGCTATTAATCTTGATCGTGTTTCTCACCTAATTATCGATCTCAAGAAAGACGGTGATAACTACGTTGGTAAAGCTCTGATTACTGACACTCCAATGGGCAATATTGCTAAGGGATTGTTGAAGTCAGGAGCTAAACTTGGAGTGTCTTCACGTGGTATGGGTTCTCTGAAGCCTGACCAGAACGGAACAATGCAGGTACAGGACGATTATAAAATCGCCACTGCAGCTGATATCGTTGCCGATCCTTCGGCTCCGGATGCTTTTGTAAACGGTATTATGGAGAATGTAGAATGGCTCTACGATCCAGTTCATAACACCTGGCATGAGCAAGTACTACATGAAACTAAGAAGCATATTCGTAAGATTTCGAGAAGAGAGTTGGAAGAACAAAAGCTGGCTCTATTTGAAGACTATTTGGCTTCATTGACAGTAAGAAATAAATTTTTATAAATAATAAGAGATTTCAAATAGGAGACTATTCTAATGGCTAACCTAGAAAATAACTATGATTATGAAGACGAGATTCTCGAGGACGCTGTCCTTGAAGCCAAGGACGATGAAGATGAGGATGATGAAGACGAATCTAAGAAGTTCAAAGTCAAGTCGAAAAAGAGCGACAAGGATGAGGACGACGAAGACGAAGACGATTCTGAGAATGATATGAAGGAAGAAAAAGAAAAACCTGAATTCATTAAGAATCCAAGAATTGCTGGACAGGATAAGACCAAGAGAGAAAAAGTTGGTTATTCTCGTTCGTTCCGTCAGCCTGGTCAGTCTTCTAAGTCAGACCTTCGTAATCTTGCTGCCTCAGCTACTGCTCAGTTCATGGGTAAAGGTGGAAAGATGCGTAAAGAAGAGACAGAAATTGAAGAAGAGACTCTTGCTGCTTCTTCTCTTCATCCAGCTGCTCGTAAAGTTTCAGACGACAAAGCTATTACAAGTTCAAAGATTTCAATGATGCAGCATATGATGGGCACAATGAATTCTATGAACAAGGGTGATCTTGTTGACTTTTTCAATAAGGTTATGAGCCAATATGGTCCTAATAAAGATTATGGAGTTGGTAACAAATCAGGTTCTAATATGGATTCTATTGATTCAACTTTGGGTAAAGGCCCAAAGACTAAAGATCCAATGCCAAAGTTAAAGAAGCTCAATGTTCGTGAAGATATTGACACCATCTTTGAAGGTCAAGATCTTTCTGAAGAGTTTAAAGAAGATGTAGCTACTCTGTTTGAGGGTGCAGTTAATGCTCGTCTTATTGCTGAGACTGCACGTCTTGAGGAAGAATACGAAGCTAAGTATATGGAAGACATGGCTGTCTTCTCAGAAGAAATGACTTCAAAGCTAGATACTTACCTCGACTACGTAGTTGAGCAGTGGGTAAGAGATAACGAAGTTGCTATCGAATCAACACTACGTAACGAGCTCGCTGAAGAGTTTATCGTAGGTCTCAAGAATCTGTTCACTGAACATTACATTAATGTTCCAGAGGACAAGGTTGACGTTCTTGAAGCAATGGCAGAAAAAGTTTCTGCGCTTGAAGAAAAGCTAGATGAATCAATTACTGAAAATGCAGAGCTAAGAGATACGCTTGTTGAGTCTTATAGACAAGACATCGTTGAAGAACTTTCTTCCGACCTAGCACTGACACAGCAGGAAAAGTTTGCTGCTCTCATTGAAGGTATTGAATTCGATGGCGACCTGGAAACTTATGCTAATAAGCTACAGGTTATCAAGGAGAACTACTTTGTAGGTGAGGCTCCAGTTCATTCTTCTAACATCGAAGAAGAAACATTTGAGGGTGAAGTTGCCGCTTCAGTTGTTGGCGTCGATCCTTCAGTAAATCGTTACGTTCAGGCTATCGCCAGAAGCGTTAAGAAATAAGATATTATAAATAAAATTAGTATTTCTACGAAAGGAAAACAAATGTATCTAGCTGAGGAAATTCAAAATAA